TATGCGCTACACCCGAAACATTCAAATGGGCTATCTTTTGGTTTTTCTGGTAACACCTCAGTATTCATGGAAGCCAATTTACTGTTAGCGTCCAACTTACTTTTCGTTCTAGTGTAGTAAACACCAGTCTTAAGTCCACCCTTCCAAGCGTACATAAGAGCGCTGGCTATCTTTGAATATTTAGCGTCTGCGTGATACACGTTAAGTGATTGTGATTGATCGACATATTTATTCCTAACTATTGAGAGGTCGAGTAGCGTCTTTTGAGAAATTTCCCAAACGTCTTTGTATCGATACCTGATATCTTCAGGTATTTCGACAATGTTCTGAACACTACCTTTATTACCGATAATCTTATTAATCATGTTGTCATTCCACATATCCAACTCCAACAGTTCATTGACAAGATATTTATTCACAATCAAGAACTCACCTTGACCGACACGTCGGGTGAATAGATTGGCTGTAACAGGTTCAAACGATTCGAACGACCCAAGTAATATGGCGCTCGATGCGGTCGGCATTAATGCCAAGAGCAAGCTATTATACATCGGTATCGGTTCACCAGTTGGCTTGGGCGACCATCCTTCAATGTATGTTTCACCTTTAGCATACCTACTACCTTCCCAAGCTGGATACGTTTTACCTTTAGCCTCAGCGATTGACATAGATTCTGTTAAAGCTGATTTATACATAGTTTCGAAAATATCAGCATTCCACACTTTAGCCGAATCACTTTCATATGAAATTTTCTTCTTAGCAAAGAAGTCGGCCATACCTGCCACGCCAATCGCTATGGCCCTCTGGTCCAACCCAGCCGCTTCACTCCAATCATCTGACCACTTATTTTTATCAATAACTTGATTCAGGGCTTTTACCAATACTTTAGTACTTTTCGCTATGGTATCCAAGTTATTATGTTCACTGAGATTGATTGATGCCAATGTGCATTGAGCAGAATATTTCGGACGGTTAGCTTCGTAAATCTCAGCGCAAAGATTACTCATTTTGATAACACCTATATTATCTTGCATATTTCGTTTATTCGCATTGTCCTTATACATTACATAAGGTTTTCCACTTTCAACCTGTGATTTGATGATGGAGTCGAAAATTCTCTTGGCTGAAATGGGTTTACCCAGACCAAGCTCAACCGCCTTAGCGTATTCAGCTTCAAATTCATCACCATATAGTTCATATAAAGGCCTTAGACCTGCTTTGATTATCTCATTGGGGCAGAATGTGTGCCAATCTTCGTTAGCTTCCAATTTACGCATAAAAAGGTCATTTATCACCACTGCGGTGAACAAGTCTCTTGTTCTCAATTGCTCGTCACCTACAGGTGATGTCAATTCAAGGAAGTCGATTATGTCCCTATGCCATACTGACAAGTATAATGCACAACTACCTGATCTGGAGCCTTGTTTATAGAACCGCATCTTGCCTTGAACCATGTCAGCAAACCTGACCACACCTCCAGCATTACCATTAAATGAACCGACAAAACTCTCCTTACTTCTCAATGGGTCGATTAGCAGTCCGATACCTGCACCTTCTTTTGAAGCGTATGCGATTTTAGTTAAAGTTTCTTCGATACCTTCAATCGTGTCAGATTCCAAGTGTACCAAGTTACAGCTAATCATCCCACCCCTTTTATCGACACCCGCGTTAGTATACGTAGGTGTGGCAAAATTAACCCTCTTACTTAATAATTCTTCAAGTAATTCCTCTTTATCGGACTCATTATCACTTAAGAAATTAGCCACCCTTTCGTACATACATGACGGTAATTCCAATGGGACGTTTTTAACATCTCTTTTAGAATATTTTGTCAAGAATGTGGTAGCGGCAAAGAAGTCGTAGGTCAGATCCACTGGTTGCAGTGGCTTACCTATTAGTTTTGACTGTCTACTAAGTAATATCCTACCGCCAAGCAATGAGTAGTCTGGGTGTTTAATTACTTTATCAGCAGCTTTGAAAGCAATGATCTCATCGATTTCAGTTGTAGTGATATTATCACTTATCAAAGGTATAACTTCTTGGAAAAGAAGGTCTGGATTGACGCTAAGCCCTTTAGATTGAGTTTTAATCCTAGATAGGATTTTATTGGGGGCGAACGCTTGCGTTGTCTTGTCTCGTTTAACTATTTTCATCTGTATCTTTTTATAAAATTAAAATTCGTCATCAAATACACCTTCCATTGTAGAAGGTATTTCAACTCTAGAGTATTCACCGACTCGCTGTTCAAAGAAGTTATTCTTAGCTGACAATCCGATTCTGGCCATGAATTCAAGAGGATTACCTACGTTGAATTCTGCTTTACACCCAAAATCAGTCAGTACTATATCTGTAACATATTGCACGTATTTCACCATATCATCTTTGGTCATACCTTGGAGACCTTCTGGCATGCTGCTTTCAACGAATGTTTTTTCTGCGTCATAACAAGTTAGAATAATGTTCCGCAATTCATCTAAGGAAAGTTTATAATCATTCTTCAAGTAGTTCTTATAGAGATTCAAAGCAAACTCATAATGTGTCGTCTCATCTCTTAAAATCAATTCATTCATCGCAGCCAAACCCGTCATTTTATTCCGACTACGATACCAGAATACACCTGCGAACACACTAGCGAAAGATATTCCCTCAACACAGGCGAATGCGACCAATCTATGGGCGAATGACGGATGGCTAATCCAATTTTCAGCCCAAGAGGCTTTCTTATTTACTGCTGGGTTGGTTTCCATTGAGTTGAACAGAGCCTCGCGTTCTTCAAGGTCTTTGATATAGGTTTCAATCAACAATGAATAGCCGTTAGCATGGACTTGTTCGATGAAAGTCTGATGTCCGTAGAAATATTGTGCTTCAAGGATTTCAACTTCGTTTAGGAAGTTTGTTGCTAGATTATCTATGACCAACCCATCAGAAATCGCGAAGAAAGCTAAGATGTTTTTAAGATAAGTCTTTTCATTATCTTTCAATTCATCGAATTTATCCTTGCTTAAATCGACCTCCTCGGCCACCCAAGTCTGTGATTCTGCGTTCTTATATTTTTCCCACAGGTCACCGTGTGTAACTGGGAATATTGAATACCGTTTTTTTAAATCGTTACTATTTAAATACATTTTAGTTTTTGTTTAAATTAATTATTAAATATCATCAATATCATTAATCCGTTGTCTCGCTTTGCTGAGAACTTGGTTAACGTAATCTTGTTCATTCTTAACATCCACTTGTTTCTTCTGGGTGAAAGTAAGGGCTGAAGCGGTGTCTGAAATGTCAATCTGTATCGTCTTATTATCAAACAATACGTCCATGAATGTAACGCCATCTTTACCGAACCGTGATTTGATGATGGCCACATTGGCTCTACCAGCTTCCTTCTGTTCAAGTGATTTGGCTATGCTAAGAATTAAGTGGCCTATTTGCGCTTTCTTAATCGACCCACCCATTTGGTCTGAGTCAACAATTTCCGATTTTATCGAACTACGATTACCTTGAGTCGCAACCCATCCTACCACATCCAACTCATATATCATGGATTCAAACTCTCTCATAATATTACCTTCAGCAACATTATTATCGTCGAAACGTTTTGACGGTTGAACACAATCTATATAATCAAGAAGAATCATATCTGGTCTGATACCTTGTGAAATCTTCTTCTTAATATATTTCTTGATTTTAGGTACAGTTGTAGTATCACTCTGGAACTTCTTGAGTATGAGTGTACCACCATTTTCCTCACGCCTTTTAACAACCTCTTTGACCTCATCGACATGTTTACCCAGTTCATTGAGTTCAATACCAGTCCAACATGATATGTGCTTACGCTTGATGACTTTAGGTTGGTCTTCGAAGAATATCTGAATAACCGTTTTACCTTCGTTGTATGCCGTATTAGCGAGTTTTGTAATCATAGTGGTGTTATGCGTAACGATGAAATCATCAGTGACGAATAAATGGTCTTTATCATCCACCATAATACATGTTGCTTCTTCGTTATGAGAATATTCAATAGATTTTATAAACTTATTATCAGCATATTTGGTTCTATTAACAACACGAATCTGTTTTCTTTCCACTTTGAAAGGTATTATGTTACTGGTATCAGGAAAAGATATCGTTAACTTGTAAGCTTTTTTACCGTTTTTATACACACCGTCATACTTATAACGTGGTATTTTATAAGTTAACTTGCAGAAACCACCTAATGACAATACCAATGACCTAACGTCTTCAGCCAACTGTTTTGATATCGTAACATATTCAACCCCACCGTTTTTTCTTACATTCCCATCGGTATCTAACAAACCCCTAAGAAGTTCAAGTCTATTATCTATCGAATTATAGAGATATTGAGTTGGGACATATTTAGTGTCAGATTTTTTATCATATAACCCCAATTCCCTTAATTCATCAGTTATACCATACACACACACATCAAATAAACAGTTTTTAACTAACGTATCCCCTTTGTCAATATTCCGACATCTTTCCTTGATTGATACACCAGATGTTGATAATCGGTTAACCTCATCGATTATTTCCATATCTTTAGTACTGAACCTAGATTGTTTCATGTGACCATCACCTAGCATGACTCCAAGTATATATGGGTTGATAGTTAATTCTTTTTCAGCGAACTCAACTGGTTTAACTCTAGGTATCTTATAATTTAACGATTTTTTACTACCAAAAGTTAAATTATTGATTAACTCAGAGGTTTTAACAACCTTGAACGAATGGTCGGGTTCAAGCTTCACATTTTTACCATTACGCTTTGTTGAACGATTCCGCTGCTTGATTGAATTGACCGCCCATAGATGTTCTTCATCACAAAAAGTGTGGGTATCATCGTTAAAAGATATTTTATATATCGGTCTAACTCCTTGTGGATATACACCAATAACGTTAGTGGGACTACCGTTTCTACCAAACACCTTATCACCAACTTTAAGTGAACCCATAAGTTTATACCCTTCAGGCGTATAAACTTTATTTGAATTAGGTAACGCCTTACCAACGCCTAAAGCAGCGAGTATGATACCTAATTCACCTTTGGCAAGTCCACCATTTAGATATTCATCCAATAGGTGGATACCAGTGGGTATAGGTTGCCTGAAATCATCAGCAAGAACGGATTCAATGTCATCGAATACTGACGTATCATCCTCTGTATCTTGACCTACTTCAAGCGCTTGTCTGAGTATATCGGACGTCTTATCGTAATCATCCACATATCCTCTGTCCAAAATAGTCTGAATCTCAGCAATAGCTTTCGCCAGTTCCTGTTGCTTACAGAATTTTAACGAAAGGTCTTTTATGTAATCTGGGTCGTTAGCATCAGCTTCACTGACTTTGCTCAACGCGTCCAATTTAATTTCCAAGGCGAACTTATTCGTCTCACCCTTAAACTTCTCGTGAATCCGTATCTTAAGACTACCGATGTCGGGGATGGACCCTAACGTCTCATACGCGTTTCTTATTTCAGCAGCGATAAACCTCAGATTCTCAACCGTAAAGTAACTTGGGTTGAGTATATTTATTACGGTCTCCGCGAATTTACGGTCAACTAATATCTGCTTTAATAATCGGTATTGAAATTCACTATCTAAATATCCAAAATCTTTTCCTGTCTCTGTTTTCATCTTATATAACTATTGTTGGGTAAGTATAAATATACCTAAAATTATTTAAGTGCAAGATTTTTTCGGATAGATTTTACGATTGTCGGGATAATATCTTTGATGTTAATTTCATACCTGACTTTGGTAGGAAAATAGTTTCCACTGAACTGACTTTCCACGATATCACGGTTCTTATATCTGAGTTTAAACCCGATGAAATCCTCATTATCATAAATGTTTCTACGGTCGAAATCAGCTGGAGTCTGCTCAAAATATGGGTTATACGTTGACCACAGATGTTCTTCAGTTTTACGCTTCAAGAACCTAGGGATTATCCCCATACTACCCATCGGACCAACGTTGATTCCTGTGAGCGCATCAATCAGGTATTTGGTATGGTCAAGGTAAACGGACTGTTCCTCAGTTGTGAACGTCTTATTGGAAGTAAGGAACGCCAGAAAATCCTTATCATACTGATGTACGTCAAAATAACGCTTACAGATGATATTTCCATTGATTGTAAGAAGAAATTCGAAATCTGATTCTTCGAAATACGTCTTAGTTGTATTATTTGCCATTGTAATTTTTGTTTAAGTTAATTGTTTCTATCTTTAAGTTTTTTGAATTGTAAGAAATAGTCGGACATATAGTACTCTCTAATTAATTCATCCAGACCATCTCTTTTTACCATTTGGTAGACTTCTTTAAAGTCCGCATCCTGTGGCGCAGGTTCGGTTTTCATAGCTAAAAATCTTTCTTTCGCATCTTCTGTGAGTTTAGGTTTACGTAAGTTTACTAATTCATCATTAATTTCATATAACTTTTTACCTTGTACACCATCGGTAACACTGTCTACTATGTTGGTAAGCGCTTTTAACGGTTTTTTACCTTCATTAGCTCTAGTTTCTGATAATGTTTTGGCTTCAGTTATGATTTCATGTAAAGATACGCTTTTTTCTTTTAATGACGGAAAGAATTTAAGTAGCGTTTTTTCTTTTACACCTTTAACACCTTTGATATCGTCAGAGTTATCGCCGATTATAGTTTTCAGTAACGCAACGTTAGTGTAATGGTGTTCAAAAACAGTATTATAGTTTTCTACACCCACGTACATTTTCTTATCACATAGATAAACACGGATATCATTTGATATCAGTTGACATAAATCTCGGTCACTGGTACATATTGTGATATCCTCGTAATCAGATTTCGTCAAACAGTAGTAGGCTATGAAGTCGTCAGCCTCTACCACATCATCTTCAAGTTGCTTTATTGATAAATGGTAAAGATAACCTTTAACCATATACTGTTGCAGCTTCTCAGACATGTCCTCTGGTTCAGTCCCATTAACGTAATCCTTGCCTCTGGACGACTTATAATCTTTATAGATGTCGTACCTAAGTTTACCGCTTAATCTGCCATCCCAGAAGACATATACGTTATGGTATACGTTCTCAGATATCAGTTTCTTGGTTACGGTTATGAACTGGTATAATCCACCGATGTGTTCACCGTCTCTAGTGTAAGCATCGTGGCTACCTAAGTAACCTCGCTTGAATAGCGCATTTCCATCGATAAGTAAGGTATTTTTTCTTTCAATTCTAGAACCATTCTTAGGCGGTAATTTAGGCATGGTATTGATTTAGTGAGGTTAAATGGGTGAAGAAATGGTCAGATTTTGACCATTTCTTCTTCCATTACAAATTTAACGTTGATACTCTTTCCGTCAAGATCAATATCGAGAGCGTTGTCATCAAAGTTTTTGAACTCTTTGAACCACTTCTTACTCAAGATTAATGAGAATTTGATTTTAGCGATTTCTTGCATAACTTCCTTACGCTTCGTATTGAACTTATCACGACTGGCTTTCAACCAATTAGATATCATCTTATCCTTGGTAGTATCGTCTTGACTCTTATACATGTCAGAATTAATCTGATTCAAATAGTCTTTAATCGCACCAGCTAAAAGAAGTTCAGTAGGTTTCAGTACTGCGTTATCATCCTTCAATAATTTAACCTCCACGTCAGACACTTTAGGTAGCGAAGAATAACCGCTGATTTTAGTATCCAATGTCACGGCATAGTAAAAGTCTGTTGACTCCACCAACTCTGTCTTAGGTGAAAACCCGTTATAGTCTGTAATCCCAAGACCTTTTAAGAATTCTTCACCGTCTTTACCGTATTTGGTAATCAATCCTTCGGATTGTCTTGGAAATAAGAGTTTATCGTAATAATCGTAAACCTTTTTATTGGCTTGCAGTCTTATCAATTCATACTCCAACTCACCCAAGCGTTTCGCTGAGATATCCTTGACCATTGATCGATTAATTACAGGGATATTACTAAAATTAATAGTCATTATACCGTTTTCATCCACATTTTCAATTGTCACCTTACCGTTTAATTTAGATAACGTAACAGGATTCAGTTTTACGGGTAATTTACTAACGTTAAGTATACCATCCTTAATCAGAGTATAGTTTCGGTATTGGAAAGTGTCTACTTTCTCAATGTTGAACTTGTTCTTAGGTAATACCACATAGCCATCATTTCGCACTGTAACTGATAGGTTAGCCCTACTACCATTCCATACTAAGTTAGTCAACGAATAACCTTTGTTTGGGTCAGAATACACGAACTTTAACGGACCGCCTTCAATTGACGAATTTTCAAGTTCTTTAACCACTGAACTTAATTCCTCTACCGTGGTAGCGTTAGCCAGTTTAGCTTTAACCTCATCAGTTATAACTTCGACCTGCTTGGCGACTTTTTTCTGACCAATTCTCTTATAATTGAAGTCCTCGTGTGACGGGTAGAATACGTTATCATCGAATTCAGTAAGGTCGTTAATCAAATCAAGCATACAGTATGCGTGTTCATCGAGAACTAAGTTACCGAGTCGGCCTGAAAGAAACCTTTTTTTCTCATCGACAACACACTCTTTAATCAGATTCTTATAATTATTCAGTTTCTGTTTACCGAAAGAATTGACAAAGATGTCGAACGTGTATTTATCACCGAGAACTGAATATATTAATTCAACTTCAGTATTTTGTGTTCTGTCAGTGAGCAGATATATTGCAGAATACAATACTCTAGACAACTCGTTCTGATCAGTCCCATCAAATGACATGGAAGAACCTAATTGAGATTTACTGAAGAAGTATAATTTTTCAACATTGTCCCAACACAACACTTCGCCATTATTGATAGTGAAAGCGATAATCTCGTTAGCATCGTTAACGGTAAACGCAAAGTCAAACACCAAGTCGTTAACATTAACGGGTGATTGTACTGAGATTTTCTTAGCTGAGCTATAGGTTTGTGTTATTTTGCCGTCAAATAGAACGTCATATTCATCAAATGACGCAGTTGATATCTTCTCACCACCCATAAGTTCGGCCATCTCTGATAATTTCTCACTATCAGCGTAGTGACCATACTCAATGAAAGTCGATGATACGATATCATCCTGAAGTGTCACCAGATTAGTTTTAACTTCCGACCAAGAACAGTCGTTGTTATAACCATCGGACATGAACAGCAGTGCAAATACTGTGTTAGGGCGGTTAACCCGAATCCTATCTACCGATTCTTTAACCAATTTAAGCGGTTTGGCGAAAGCCGTCAAACCGACAGGTTTCAACCACTTATCAATCGAATCATTTAGCGCTTGTAAACTAGTTAGGTTCTTAATCTCGACCTCTTCTTTAAGAATACCAGCTTCATTTCTACCTGAGAACCAAATAATTGTGATGGTATCACCCTCTTTTAATAGATTCGGTAGTTTATTCTTTAGTTGCTTACGAATCATAGGTAATTCATAACTCATACTACCGCTAGTATCTATGACCACCATGAAGTTGGTCGGTACTGATACTGATTTTTCCACTTTTTCTTGGTTAGCAATGTTATGCTCAATGATGTTAAAGTTTTCTGTGATTTTAATGTTACGTGTTTTCATGTTAATTTATTAGTTATTAGTTTATTATTTAATTTTCAAGCTGACATATCCTCACCGTCCAAGTCGTTCACAGCTTCCTTTTCGATAACAAAATCATCATACGATGTGTTTAGTTTACTTAGAATGAACTGTCGGTGAATTTTCTTGTATTCCTCAATCTTATCAGGGTTCCAATATCCGTGAGGTGTGGATGCGATTACGCCTTGTTCTTCAATTCCGTTCACTTGGTTTTTCTCACATTTTATTTTAGTCTCGATACCGAACTGATATGTTTCACCTCCAGACGTGGCCTTAAGTTTAGCTGTCGAGTGGGTGAGGATTCCACCAAAATGGAAAATCAGTCGTGGTGAGTAGAAGAACGCTTCGCCTCCTTTGTGTTTAACAACTTTGTTCTCATTATCCAACCAAATCTTCTGTACCACAACGAATGTGTTAGTATACTTCTTACCCTCTTTACGTGATGATGGTATTCTATGGTTGTTAATACTCTTGAACGCACTCTCCATCGCGCCAGCGTTCCACTGATTATTACTCGATTTGGATGTTGCGGATCTAAAGCTGTTAATCGACCCGATTGAGTCCCAACAGAACACAAGTGACCTTGGTAGTTGCCCGTTTTCTTGCGCGTCCATAAGTTCGGTCATAAATAGAGAAATATCCTCGATTACGGGTTCAAACCGCATAGCCTTATTAACTTCTTTACCTGAACTATGATCGAAATTGCGGTACTTATTCAGTAAGTCTTCACCACTTACAAAGATGAAGTCACCTTCGTAGTCGATAATTTCACCCGTTTCTTCATCAATCACCTCAGTAAATTGTACACCGATGTTTCTAGCGTGTTCCCAGTTCCAGTTACCTTCAGTTTCAATGATTACTGGTAGGTCACCTATCTTTTGTGCGCCAGCTACAGTTTCATAGATTGCAGTTGATTTACCTGTGTTACTATATCCTCTGAACGATACCAGATATCCGCGAGGAACACCTGGCAATTTTACCGCCTCATGAAAAGCTGGTGACAACGGAATCCAGCTTAATTCCTTATCTTTTACTACAACATCTAAGTTGTTCTGTTTTTTGAACGATGCTAAATCGAACGGTTTAACTTCCCCAGCACCTGTGCTAGGTTTAACTCTTTTTGCCATTATTGTATTTTTTTATTTTTTTGTTATAAAAATGGGGTAGCGAGATACATCGACCTCACCACCCCATATAAGATTCATGAATTAGAACGGCAGGTCGTCATCATCGTCTGAGGCATCGACACCATTAACGGTGGTCTTTACCATCATTTCTGATTTAGCCGAAGCCATTGTCAATTCCGAACCTAGTTCGTCTGAGTCAGCGCTAGTGTTGCCTCCTGAATTATCATCACTCAGTTCCACTTTGTCAACCCAACGGTTCAATTTTTTGTCATAAGCTGGTTCACCGCCTTTAACCACGATTTCCAAATACTCATAAGGCTTGGTTGCATAAACGTCCTTCCAAGTACGGGTATCAGATAACCAAGTGTTCATCAGTTCAGCGTTCTCACTAAGAACCGATTCACCAACTGGTGTGATATTCTGTACGATTGGGAACCCTTTGGAGTTTCTGGCAATAGTCAGAACCAAATCCATACCAGTCTTCGGGTCTGACAAATCTCGCTTCATAACTTTGAAAGCCGATACGATTTTATCGAAGGTACCCGTTTTATCATAGGATTCTTGAATCCTCCAGAATTTAACCCCTTCGCCTTCTTTTTCACGGTCGATAACCCTGATTACATAGAATCTACGTGCATTATATTTTTTTGCAGATTCTTTAGCTTGTTCAGTTCCTTCGGCACGTAAGATTTCCCTAGCTTCACAGAAAGGACAAGGTGAATTTTCTTCTTTTTTCAGACATGGGAATGTTTTCCAATCCTTTCCTACTTTGAATTTATGCCCCCACATCTCTTGGAAAGGAGTGTCGTCACCTTCTACTGGAGGTAAAATACGAATTTGACGTGTTCCCTCCTTTACGCCATCGACCAAGTAAGTGGTGAAATAATTTTTAATGTCATAGCTTTTTTCCGTAAAGGTCGCATTCGAGCTAGACTCCGAATACTGTTTAATGATTTTGTCTAAAACGCTCATTTTGATGTTTTTTTTAGATTATGTTATTATGTTATTATGTTAATTGATTTATGTAGTCAGTTAACAGTTCTCAAAGGTACCTTAAAAATTAGAACTTGTCAACTGGATGTTTAAAAAAATAATGTTCAAATATCTTCTTCTTCGAATTCGCTAAAACTTTTTCTAATGTCTGAATCTGAATAATCATCAACATCAGCTTTGGTCAAAACGTATTCTTTTGGTTTCTCTTGTTCTGGTTCAACTGATAATTTATCAGCGTTATCTGACCAGAAGTCAGAAAGTTTTATGTTATATGGGAATGAGTCCAATGAACGCATTTCAATTTTTTCTGTTGGAGTTGGGTTTCGTCTAACGATTTCAGTCTCAACGTCCTTTATTTTTTTATCTAATACTTCTATGTTCTGACCCAATTTTGACATTTTGGTTATCTGGTCTGATAATGAATTGAATTTATCTATCAGGTCGGCCATCTTTTGATTTGTCTCAATAGAAGAGGTTTTAAGTTCATTAGAGGTGTTAACCAAATCGGTAACATCCACTTCGACCTCATCTCCAGAGTCCATCATCGGGTCGGCAGACATGTCATCAGCAGCTTCAGGTGCTTCGGTTTCAGGTTCATCTTCGGCATCTGGGATGGCACTACCAAATTCAGAATCATCTCCAGATTCAGGTGCTTTGTCTTGAAGCTCAGCACCCAACGTATCCAATTCTGCCTCTAGGTCACCTCCTTCAGCGTCTTGATTTTCATCATCAGCTTCGTTTATGCCAATAAATGAATACTCTGACAACTGTCTGAATCTTTTAGCTTCTTCAGCCAATATCTGTTTAACGCTCTTCTTCATCTTAAGTGAGTAGTTGTCTGCCGTCCTGTGTAATTATACGTTTTCCGACCACTTCTACAAGGTCTTTATCGTTCTTTATGATACAGACATCGTCTTTGCATTCTAATTTGTTTACATTAGTCTGTTCTTCCTGAAACAGAAATTCATCCAATGTCGTTACAATATTTTTCTTATTAGTCATAATATACTGTTTTAATATAAATATGGCGTACTCGGAAAAAGTATCAATTTTCGTTCAGAGAACAAATATACGGAAGAAATTTTATTTCACCGCCTAACATATCTAAATGTTCTGAATATTGTAGTATTAAGTCTTCACCACTGAATATTCGTTTAGCTTCCGCGATTAAAGTGTCCAAATCAGAATCGATTGTCGGTACGAATCCTTGAAAGTTTTTATTGAAGCCTAATATTGTCTTATCAACCGATGCGTAGTACATATCACCATACGTCATTATGGTCATATTAGTTTTTCTATCCAGACATCTCTTCATCATGACAGCGTATTTTTCCTCAGATAGTAATAGTGGGTCAACAAAATAATATGAGATGTCATTCACCAACGATTCATAGCATCGTTTCTTGAATTCGTATAGGTCATCCTCGTAATATTTTCTGTATTCGTATTTAGTGAACGTATACCACCTATCATCACTTAACCTTCTGTTGACGACATCGACTTTTTGGTTCAAGAATTCTGACAATCGCTCAATCCCAATGAATAAGCAAGGTTTGTGTTTGGATTCATTGTAGTCAGTATAGGGTACGACTTCGAACCATTGACCGATTGGTCTAAGGTCGTCAGATATTATGTAGCCTATCGTCATGTTGCAAAGGTACAGAATTTTATGATATGATTAAACAGGCGAATCTGAAGCGCCTACTGGTGTTGAGCCACCCTTTGCTTTAACAAATAGACCAGTATTAAATTTAGATACAAAATTAGGGTTGACTTTATAAGACGCGGCATCAACATTTCCAGCCCAACCACTATACCATTGTTGGTTCTGTTTCGGCCTATTAGTGCTAGTTTTTTTATATGGAGGTGGATAATTATTTTCCATATTTGAGCTTATGTCAGACGATTGGTTATTAACAATAGTATCAAAACCATCCTTACCTTGTTGGTGAGCTAGATACACCTCGGTCACATTTATATCGTTAGAACTATTTTTTATATACGGGAAATTTTTTCTAGCGTAATATACGCCAGCTAATGTGCTGATATAATCGTCAAACATAGAATTAGTACTTGGCTTATTTATATCTTCAGCTTTCGACCAATTTTTGCCTATTGTTGGCGGATATTTTATTGTCTTATCCGAGTTTACGACAGCAGAAAATTCATACTGAGGGTAGTCAGGTAAATTTTTTAAGTAGTTGTTTATATCACCAGTTACGTCAACGGTCGCGTCATGGCCAAACTGCATCAATCCAACAAAACCAGATGAATTGATACCCTCACGATTACCTTTAAATGTGCCGCCTTGAGATTCCATGATTGACATAACCTTTATCGCGTCCATATTAAACCCTATTCTTGCAGATATTTCCGCAAATATTTCATTATATGTCATGTTACTACCGTTCTTTTTAGTGTTAGACGGTCTATCAAAATTGAGAACGTTTTCTGTTGTTATGGCGCTTCGCTGATTAAATCCATCTATATAATAATCACCAGTTGCGGCTACATCATTTATAGGTGAACCAGCATAACCTGTTCGACCGAATGAATCGACACCATTAGTAATGATATCTCGTATATCGTATTTCTGACCTTTTAAATCAGT